TACAATAGTAATATCCACGGTGGATAGAGATGTCAATGTGGATATTCAAGATTTGTCTGGCGAAACTGATATAAGAATTGTGCCAAAAAACGAATCTTCCCCAGGCGCGCTGTATCCAGACACTACGAACATATCAGATGTTATAGTTGGCGAAATAATTAATACAGAAACTGTTTCTCTTATTTTTGACGTGATTGGAAATTTTGCCAACGTTTCTTTAGACTCGTTAAATTATAATTCAGCTCCAGCTTTGACTCCGATGTCTGGTAATGTGGATCCTGTTACAATTAATACCGCGTTAGAAGACGCGTTTGATTTAGCGCCCATCGAATTGGGGACTATAACAAGATTTGATAATATAAACCCTGGAACCGGCTACGAGAATGACGTCTTTGCAGCGGCACTTGATACTAGAGTATCACTATTCTCGCGACGCTCGCAGCAGATAACTCTTGAAAACATTCCTGCCACGATAGGGATTGGAAGTGAAATAAAACAGAATGGCATAGGCGCGAAAGTAATAGATATAGTAGACAATACAATTATAGTTAGACCGTATACATATTACGGCCTTAATTCGACAACTCCAATAGAGTTTGCAGGAGAGCAATGGAATATTGAATCAGTATCTACAAATTTTAACTCGGAAGTAGCGGGTTTCAATTCTACAATCAATGCCGTAACTGAATTTGCAGTCGGAAAAATAACTGATGTTAAAGTAATAGATTCTGGTTATGGATATATTAACGGTTCTGAAGCAAACATTATAGATTCTTCTGGAGGAATTGCGGCGAAGGGAATTATATCTGCTAAAAATCAAGGATCCACTGGCGGCTTTTGGGCTTCTTTAAATTCGCATTTAAACGGATACACTAAGACATTAGCATCAGACGGCGTAGACGAATACTTTGTATCTGGAAAGTTTATACAAGATAGCAATTATTATCAAGAATATTCTTATGAAATTCAATCAAAAATTGCACTTGAAACTTACGAAAATCCGCTCAAGGAAATAACCCACGTCGCTGGAACAAAGGTGTTTGGCAAATTCAACTTCGAAGAAGAATTAGAAGTAGTTCTTTCTTCTTACATATCAATAGAATTTTAATAAATATAGTAAAATGTTGAGGAAAAAATGGCAGACATAACAAGCAAATTTAGAACTGATATGGCAAAGCTTTTTATTGATGACGTGCAGTCCGGTAATTATTATTTGTTTGTTTCATATGATCAATACGAACGAACGACAAACAGCTTGGCTTCTAAAACATCGTTTTTAGAAAAAACAGTGTTTGGCAAAAGAATTGACCCGGAAGAAGTTTATCATGCAATAAGAAATCATCCATGGCAACAAAATATAGTTTATGCACAATATGACGATCAAGTTGAATTAGAAGGGCAAAAATATTACGCAGTAGTATATCCAGAAAATAACGAAACTGGTGATTATAAAGTTTATAAGTGTTTGTTTAATAATTACGGGTCCGTATCATTAAATGCACCAAACTTTAGTGGAGTCACGCCAGATCAAATTTACGAAACTGGCGACGGCTATGTGTGGAAATATATGTATTCTTTGACAGAATTTGAATTTGATAAATACAACGCGCGCGGTTACATACCGGTATTCCAAGAAGCCAATACTTCTAATGTTGGAACTAGTGAAATAAACCAGATATTTATCGTGAACCCAGATACCAACCGCGGCTATGAAAGCGTAGATAAAGGAAAAATATCTCAAGTGTCGCGTGGCGACGTAAACGAAGTTGTAGTTTCTGTAGTTTCTGGGTCGATGAACCAAATTGAAAACTACTACGTAAATTATTCTTTTTATGTAACAAATACGAATAACACCGCATCTAAAATTTACGAAATAGAATCTTACGTGTACAACTCTCCAACTTCTGCAACATTAACTTTAAAAGAAGGGACCCCAGAAGACGGAATTTTGATAGCGTCATCTTCTTTTCAAATACTACCCAGAGTAAAAATATTAGGGGACGGAACTGGTGCAGTGGCTATTCCGATAGTATCACCGGAAGACGGAAACATAGATAAAATTACTATAATAAACAAAGGAACTGGATATACTAGCGCTACGGCAACTATACCAGATCCCTTTGGTTTCGATCCGACAACTTTAAGTTCTCTAGATGAAAAGATAATACTTAGACCAGTATTATCACCGCCTGGTTCCCATGGAGCAAACATCGCAGAAGAACTTTCTTCTAGGCATGTACTCGTGTACAACGGTTTTAATGAATTTGATAACGATGTAATACCTACTATAAATGCGTTTGACCAGTTGGGTATAGTAAAAAATCCAGAATTTAAAGCTGCTAATACTACTCCAGATATTTTTAATAACACGTTAGAAATTTTATTAGACGGACATTCTTTGCAGCTAAATGAAACTGTTACTCAAATTGAAACAAATCCGGAAAGCGAATTCTATAATGAGATAACTTTCAGCGGAGAAGTCAACGAAATTTCTGGCAACACGGTCTGGTTGCGTGGATATGTGGGCGCCTTTCCTAAAGGCCTGAATGTCGCAAATACCGAATTTGATTTTAGCGATATATCTATTAATACAGAATTGCCGTTATATTCATCGCGCGACGAAATTTTAATAATAAATACAGCTGAAGACGCTGTTAAACCATCCAACTACGTGCAGAGATCAGGCGAAGTTTATTATATGAATTCTTTTCTTCCGATCACACGAACAGAAGCGTCAAGAGAACAAATTAAAGTTGTTATTGAATTTTAAGGAAAAATAAATGCCGATTAATAAAGACCTTAACGTAGACCCATATTTTGACGATTTCGATTTAACTAAACAGTTTTATCGAGTTCTCTTCAAACCCGCGTATGCTGTACAAGCAAGAGAGCTTACGCAGATGCAAACTATGCTACAAAACCAGATCGAGCAATTCGGCGATAATATTTTCAAAGAAGGATCTATTATTAAGGGATGCAACTTTACAGAATTGGGAGATCTAAATTACGTTAAAGTTGCAAATAAAGAGGGCTTTGATGTTTCATCTTACGTTGGTTTTAGCGACACGGTTACAATCGGATCAGAAGATTACATAAGAGATAACACGTTTGAGTTGAGAGGTCAGATCACCGGGGTTACCGCTTCAGTCGTGGCTGCTACACGCGGGTTTGAAACTAGAAACCCAGATCTAAATACGTTTTACATAAACTATACAACAACATCTTCTGGCAACAAGCTGTTTCAGTCTGGCGAAGATTTAAATATTTACAAAATAAGCACGGTCAGTGTTGGTACTTCTATTAATAGGTCAGAAGAATTAGTTGACACGATAGATGTAACAACGTTTTCTGGCGCTGTTGGTAATTCTTTCGGGTTAAGAACTTCTCCGGGCGTTATTTTCCAAAAGGGCCACTTCCTATATTCTGAAGAGCAGTTGGTAATTGTTTCAAAATATACGAACGTACCAGACAACGTTTCTGTTGGTTTCTTAGTCGACGAAAAAATAATCAACGCGTTCCAAGACGAATCTCTTTATGATAATGCAAACGGATCTAATAATCAAAACGCACCAGGCGCTGACAGGTTAAAATTAATTCCAATTCTTACTGCACTGCCGACAGTAGAAGCAGATTCAGATACGACGTTTTTTACTCTCACCCGTTACTCAAATGGCAATGCCGTTACATTAAGAGATGTTTCACAATATAATGTTCTCGGTGAAGAAATGGCGCGCAGGACATATGAAGAGTCAGGCGATTATATAGTAAGAGATTTCAATTCTAAAGTTATAAGAAGGGATGGCAATCTCAAAATTTCAGTTGGCAGTGGACTTGCGTATGTTAAAGGGTTTCGTGTAGAAAACTCTGCCGAGTATATTTTAGACCTCGATGAGATCGATAATAATTCTTTCGATGAGATAACAAATCAGGCAACATCTTTCAATTACGGCGGATATTTAAATTTTGTAAACACCAGTACTGCTGGGACGATATCGTTGGATGATTTTTCAACAGTTCAGCTGCAAAACTCCGCATCTTCTAATATCGGTACTGCGAGAGTTAGAAACATAACTGATGATAAGATTTTCATATTTGATATGCGCCTAACAAGTGGTAATTCACTGGGAAGTGTAGAAAAAATAGTTGGAAGTTCTGGATTTATAACAATAAATTCAAATTCTGTTGTAAATGAATCTGGTTTTGCTGCTATGGTATTTAATACTGGAATGTCAAGTTTAAAGTCAACCGATAACATATCATTGCCAGTAAGAACATCGCGCGCCTTGACTGGGATTAGCGGTAGCACTATAACAATATCACCGCTTTCTGTAGATGAGGATTTCAATCTTGAAAATAACGACATACTTTTCGTAGATAGCACGAATCAAAACATAGATGTGGTGAGCACTGCGCTTTCCGGCGGTGATTTAGTTGTTACTCTCGCTGAAACACCCTCTGCGAACGCGACTATATATTTTAATAAGAGATTTGTGAATGCCACACCCTTTACAAAAACAAACGTAAATTTGTTTGTTAAGTGCGACGTCGAAAATACAGATTTTAATTCAACTACAAAATATAATCTAGGTTTTCCAGATGTTTATAAAATAAACTTGATCACCGACTCAGAAAATAACGATGTCACTTCGAGCTTTAGATTGAGAACAAACCAAAAGGACAACTACTACGATCACTCATATATAGAATATATTCAGGGTAGAGCAACACCAGCAGAAGGTTTGATGACCGTTTCAATGGCAGCTTTCAAACTAAACGACACCGGCGGCGAATATTTCTTCACTGTAAATAGTTATCCGTCAAGCGTTCCAAAAAATATGATACAACCCTTTATATCAGCTGGAAAAACATATGAATTGAGAGATTCATTAGATTTTAGGCCTTACGCCGAACCAATTTCCGGAGCTAATTATACAAATGCAGCGCTGTTAGGAACCGCACCAACCGTAAGCGATTCATCTACGGGTGTAAATGTCTCGCCTTCTTTTTCTGCTTCCTACGAAATACTCACTCCTGCACTAAATCAAGTTGCACAAATAGATTATGAGTTTTATCTAAATAGAACTGATATCATAACAGTTGACTCTTATGGAAAAATATCATTGGTAAAAGGTGACGAAGTTATAAAGTCATTGCCGCCGACAGTGCCAGATAACCAGATTAAAATAGCGGATGTTTATGTTCCTGGAATACCTGCATTAACACCCAGTGAAAGTAACGATCAAAATCGCCAACGCTATGCTGTTAAAATTACTCCAAGGGGTGTAAGATCTTACAAGATGAAAGATATACAAGATCTTGAAAAAAAGATTGACAGTGTTAGATATTACGTGCTTTTAAGCGCGCTAGAAAATGAAACTAAAAATTTAAATGTATTAGATGAAAACGGGCTAGATAGATTTAAAAACGGTATTATAGTCGACCCGTTCAATGATTTGAATATTGCAAACGTCAATGACGCAGAATTTAATGCTGCGATAGATTTTACTGAAAAATCGCTAATGCCTGCAGTGCAAGCGTTTCCGTTAAATTTAAAGTATAAGTCATCGTCTAGCGCTTCACTGTTTCCAACTACTGCTAACGCAAAAATAGCAACACTACAAAGAAATCAAGATATTTCTATTATTTCACAGCCTTATGCTACCGAGTTTAGAAATTGCGTGAGTAATTTCTATTCTTACTCTGGTATTGGAGAACTATCCCCAGAATATGATGCGCTATATGACACGGTAACTAATCCAGTTAATATTGATGTGGATGCATCATCACCTCTTTCACAGTTTGTAGATGCTATCCAAGAATTCGCGCCATTAACATCTACTAGTAGTCGGATATTAACAACGCCAAACGAGCAAGAAGTGCGAGACGGCGGCGTATCTAATACATTTAGAGATACAACTGCAAGCTTTCAAGTCTCTGGATCTCAATTAAACGAAAGCCCAGTCGGAGATTTTGTAACAAATTTATCATTCAATCCGTATATGAGAAGTAGAGACGTAAATATTTACATGTCTGGGCTTAGACCAAATACTGTGCACTATTTCTTTTTTGACGGGGTAGACGTCAATGACAGCATAATTCCAGGCAGTGCAGTTGATAATGTAGATCAAATATTGAGAAATGGGTTTCCTGGCGACTCCATAACATCCGACGCACAAGGTGTTATAAGAGCGGTTTTTCTTTTACCTGAATCTACATTTTTTGTTGGAGATAGAAAATTAGAAGTTGTCGACGTTGACTCGTATAGCTCAATTTCAAGCGGCTCGACCTCTTATGGGTTTTTAATGTATAGGGCATATAACTTTTCAATAGAAAAAACTGCGCTAACTGTTTCGACTCGTACACCATCGTCTTCAATAAACCAAACTTCTACTGATAGAACAGTCACAAGAAGAATCGGCCTTAATGACGTTGGTGGCAACCCAACCGGTGCCGGGGAAACCGCTGGCGACCCGCTATCACAAACTTTCTTTATAAAAAGCGGCATGGGTCTTGGGTCAGATACGGTTTTTGCTTCAAAAATAGACTTATACTTTAAAAGAAAATCTGCATTAAATGGCGTAACAATCCAGTTGCGCGAAGTTGTTAATGGCTATCCATCGTATAACGTTTTACCCTTTGGTGAAAAGCACTTGATTTCAGCTGAAGTATTTACTTCAGATGACGCCTCAGTAGCGACTACGGTATCATTCAAAGCTCCGGTTAGATTATCCGTAGAAAAAGAGTACGCTGTTGTTATCAAGCCAGATGCAGCAGATCCAGACTACTTAGTATTCACGTCAAAAGTTGGCGGAGTAAACTTAACGCCTGGGCCGAATCTGGGCCTGCCGGTTGTACAAGACTGGGGTGATGGTGTGCTATTTACTTCTACAAACAATAGAGCTTGGGCATCCTATCAAGATGAAGATATTAAATTTTCCCTTTATAGACATAATTTCGACGCAAGTTCTGGATCAATAACACTAACGAATGACGATCACGAATTTATTTCAACAACCAACAATATCGGCAGATTTAAAGTTGGAGAAATAGTCTATAAGGTAGAAGCTTTAGACATATCTACGTCTAACACTGTCAGTGTAGTTGCTGGAAATAACGAAATTACTGGAACTAATCTATCTGCAACATACGCAGCCGGCGATTTTATTCTAGTAGATGACGGAGCAACAAATAAGCAAATTTTCAAAGTAGAAAGCGCAAACTCGAGTGTTATAGTTGCAGATACCACTGCATCTTTCACTGACGCGGCAGATGGTAATCCCATCACGTTAGGTACTCTAGTACATTATAATTTTAGATACCCAGGATCTATAATTCTTGAAAACTCTTCTGCGGTTTCGACGAGAAAATTTGCAAGCGCTGATACGATTTACGGATTTGATAGTGGAACCTCTGCAACTGTTTCATCAATTGATAACGTCGAATTTAGCTATATACAGCCGATGATTATGAGAACAAATGACAGCGTTACTAGAAGTGCGCTTTCTGGAACATTTGTAGATCCATCAAATCCATCAAATACATACTCTAAAGATATGCTGTTTAATGACAAAACTGATTTTGCTAGAGCTGGTATGGTTTTATATAGTAAATCTAATGATATTGCAAGAGAAAAAACATTAGATTTTACAGTAAGTATGTTAAACAATTCCAATGCGTCATCAACACCTTTTGTCGATATTGAAACGGCTTCGATTTTGGCTTATAAGTGGAAAGTAACTAACGCATCTGGCACGACATCTAAATACATATCAAAAACTATAGAATTGACTGAAAGTCTAGACGCAGAAGATTTTAACGCGTATGTAACAGGATATAAGCCACTGGGGACTGACATAAAGGTTTATATAAAGCCTCAAGCGGCAAATGATCCGTCCGTTTTTGAAACTGTAGATTGGATGGAACTAGAATTAACTAGCGGCATCAATCTGTATTCGTCGAGCAGCAATTACAATGATTATAAAGAATATGTTTATAAAATTGCAGACTCAGATAAAAACAGTGGTGTACTGACTTATTCTAACGGCGCCGGAACTTTTGAAGGTTATAGAAGATTTGCAGTTAGAATCGATATGCTTTCAGAAAGCGTATTTAAAGCACCGAAACTCTTAGATTATAGAGGAATAGCGCTCACATGATGAGAGATGAAAAAACAAAGGCACTTATTAGCGACGATGTTAGCGCGTTAAATAAATATAAGTTAGAAAGAGATAGAATAAGAAAACTAGAAAGGCTTTCTAAAGAAGTCTGCGAAATTAAAAAAATATTGAATTCTGTCTGTGAAAAACTAGATAAAATAGAAAGCACGTAAATATGGCAAAAACTGGTTTAAATGAAGTTACTACGGCCCAAACATTTCAAACGTGGCTTGATAGAACAAATGAAATAGTAGATATTTTAGGAACGGATGCGCTTACCGCATCCGCACTTGGTGACACCACTACTGGGGACGCGGCTCTAATTGGATCGTTTACGGCTAACACAGTTACTGCTACTGATTCTTTAAGAACTAATGTTTTATCTCCAAAGGTCGGCTCTACATCTATAACAATAAGTTCTCCAGTATCTATAAATTCTTCAAGCCAAACAGCGCAGACATTAATTAGCGCCAGCGGGCCTAGATCGCTATATTCTTCTGGTTCTCTAATTTGGTCTACCGGATTTGAAAACGCTTCTACAAATAGGTTTATCATTAATACTGGATCTGGAAATGTTAAGTTGGCACTATCATCAAGTGGCGACTTATCTATTGCAGGCTCTATAAGTATCAACGGATCGCAGGTAACTGCTTCAGCTGCAGAATTGAATATCCTTGACGGGGTTACCGCCACTACTGCCGAGCTAAACTACACCGCCGGTGCAACTTCTTCAATTCAAAGCCAAATTGACGATAAGTATACCGCTACTACTCAAACCACACCTGTTTGGCAAACAGGGACTAGTACCACTGAAAGCCTGGTTTCGCCGGCTAAGGTCAGTGCAGCTGCTTTGGATGTCGCGAAGGGTTCATTTAATTTGTCACCCGGCGGATGGCAAGAATTGCCATCGGGATTGTATATACAATGGGGCTCTGTCACTGGTGTTAATGAGTCCGCATTAATTACCGTAAATTTTCCGACACCCTTTCCCAACCAAGTTTTCATCGTTAATGTGACGCCTAATGATAATAGAAGTTCGGGTGAT